ACTGCTACTGGTTCTTCAGCAACTACTGGTGGTTCTTCAACAACTACTGGTGGTTCTTCAGCAACTACTGGTGGTTCTTCAGCAACTACTGGTGGTTCTTCAGCAACTACTGATGGTTCTTCAACAACTGGTTCAGCAACTACTGGTGGTTCTTCAGCAACTACTACTGGTTCTTCAACAACTGGTTCAGCAACTACTGGTGGTTCTTCAACAACTACTGGTGGTTCTTCTTGATTATCCATATATTCTTATATATTTCTTATATTATAATTTCTTAAATATAAATATTTTATTTTATATTAAATGTTTAAATTTACGAAATATAATATATAATAAAAATGCAAGGAGCATAGCTCTTATAAAGATATCATATTGATGGAACTTATTCAATGCGTCAAATTTACTATATAAATTAGTTGTGTCCATTGGATACAATAATATTAATGCAATAAATGCAATTATAAGAGCGGTTTTTGCATCATCTACATTTACCCATTCTTCCATAAATGATTTTTTTATTTGTTTTTGTGGTTGTTGAGGCATATATTGTTGTGGCATTTGTTGTTGATGCATTTGTTGTTGTGGCATTTGTTGTTGTGGCATTTGTTGTTGAGGCATATGTTGTTGAGGCATATGTTGTTGAGGCATTTGTTGTTGAGGCATATGTTGTTGAGGCATTTGTTGTTGAAAAGATCCGATTTGAGAAGATTTAACACTGTCAGGACTCTTAACTTCATTTACTAAAGAGTTAATGATGTCTTGTACCATTGGATCATCATCTATTTTAGGAGGAGCCTGTGAATTAGCAACATTTTTTAATTGACTTACTGGTGTACTCATTGGTGTATTCATTCTTTACTAAATTTATAAAGTAATATAATAAGATTATTATTAACGCAATATTATATTTCTATAAAATCTAAAAAATAAATATTAAATTTATAAAATATAATTATAAATAATTTTGATATATTATATATTAACATTCTATTACTTTTGTTTTATATTTATAATATGTACCATCATTTTGATATACAGAGTTACTAATTTCATCTTGCGAAGGACTCTTAATTACTATACATTCATCGCCTTTACATACTCGTTGAAACATAAATGCCAATGATATACCAAACAATGCAGACACAATAACACAACCTATTTCAGTATGAAATAATCTTTCGGTAATTTCTGATAATTTATTACCGCGTTTTAATAAATACATAGCCATCTTCTATATAATAGAGCCTAAAGTTTACTTGAAATTATTTAAATAAACTAGTAACTTTATCTAATAAACTACTAGTTGTGCTATTATTTGGCGTATTTGTATTAATATTATGATGCTTAATTAACGTTTTATCTTCTGGACATTCTACTACTTCTGCAATATAATGAAAACAATCTCCATTCTTATTTTTATAAATGACCTTTCCGGCATTATATGGAGTAGGATATACAATTTTTTCAATTTGTGGTGGTGCTTTATAATATATATAACACATTCCAATAATAAAACCAACAACAAATGCGAATATATTAAATTTAAAAGCTTTCAAGGCACCTCCAATAAGTAGCATCATCTATCTATATTAGTTGTATTTTATTATGCATTATTAATACTATTTGGTAAACTATACTTTGTATACACATAACTATCTTTTTCAAAAAAGATTTCTGGTATTTGTCTAGCTAATAATTTATTTAAATATTCATTTTTATATGTTTTATAATAATTATTTGTTAACTCATCAGATTCAGTTACATATATTTCATATGCCAGTTTCTTTGATTCGCGTGTTGATTCGTGGTCTTTAACATATAACTCTGTTAAATATGCATTATTTTCATTTTCCAAATCTTTTTCTTTTTTCCAATTGGCAAATGCAATCTCTGCACCTGACTGTTTTGATATAGTTTGTGTAGTTGAATTTAATATAGATTTAAATAATGTATGAATTGACATGTTCTTAATATTAATTATTAAAAAAATAAAGAGTCATATTTAACCACGTTTAAGTTCTAATAGTGGATCAGTATCTTCAAACATACTTTTAAATTGATTAGACACCATAGACGACGGATCATCTGATAATTGTTCCTCATATAATGATCTTGGTATATATTTAACCTGTATTTGTGGTGGTGGACACGTATTTGTCTTTTTATAATAACCTTGTACAACTAAAAACATACCAATAAATAACATTAATAATGCAATTGCTTTCATTAGTTCTAATAATGATTTAGAAAAACAGTATACTTAATAATACTTACTTATTTCACTTATTTCATATAATTTATTCGGATAGCGAAGGAAGAGGCATTCTTTGAATATCAATAGATGCTGCTTCAAGAATATCTGTAGCACTAGTGCCTTCAGGAACAGGCTCATCTGATACAAGATTATTCATTCTAATTTTATCTGCTTCAACTTTTGCTTTTTGCATTTTTTCTTCTTTACGTTCATTATAAAACATATCACGACTATCTTGATTTTCTTTGTATTTCTTCATAATAGTATTTAGCTGTGTTTCCGCATATTCTTGGTTTTCCAAATCTTCCGGATTGGGTGACCAAGGACACCAACATCCAACTTGACCTACAAAAATATTATGCTTATCACCCATTTTCTTTAATACTTTTGAACGAATATCTGCTTCCTCAAAAGTATCATATACTCCACGAACCTTAATTCCTCGGATTGATGTTTGAAACTTATTTTCAGCATGATATTCTGATTCTAGTTTTGCACCATTGATTGACTTGAAAAACTTAAACTGTTCTTGAAGCTCATTTGCATCAAAAATATAAGAATTGTTTTCACGGATTACATCAAATAATCCGGTGTCATTTGGATATTTTTGTGCAAGATTATTTAAAAGAAGATTCATCTCGGAAGAAAAAGACGATAGATATTTATTAAAAAACACAACTTCTTTTTGTAAAATCACATCTTCGGGAGAAATAAATGACATACAAACATAATTTTGATTTCTAATAGGTTTATCTTGGTCAAGATAATCATCTTCTGCGCAAGATACAGGCTTTTCAATAGGGGTTAAATTCGGAACAGACATTATTATATATAAATATAATCTTTTAGTCTTAAATACTTTTATCTTTAATACTTTTTTTTTATCTATATATATCAGAATACTATGTCACGTTCTTTTGATATGCAAGAAACTCTTCAACGCATCATGAAATACCTTATTGAAGGTCTTGTTGTAGGTCTAGTCGCCTACCTTTTACCTTCTAAAGCTCTTGCTACCGAAGAGCTTGTCCTTTTAGCCGTAACTGCCGCAGCAATCTTTGCATTACTTGATGTTTTAGCACCTGCTATTTCCTCAACTGTCCGCAGCGGTGTAGGATACGGAATCGGATTCCAACTAGCTGGATTCCCCGCTTAAACAACTTTAATATATTATTTAACTATTATATTATTTTTATGATTTATATCATATATTATATCTAAAAATATCACTATATTGTAATAAATGCCGAGTGATAGAATGTCTTCACAAAAATCTTGTAGTATAGACGACAAACTCGTAAGAATGGAAAATTCAATAGAAAGACTTGAACGTATTATTGAAAGACACGAAGAAGAAATTAGAGATCTTAATAGCAAAATCCCTAAAAAAACAACGGTAAAAGCTGTCGTTGCTACAGTAAAAAATAAGGAAATTAAAAGTGAAGTTAAAGGTGAACGAAAGGGTAGATTTTTAGTATATACAGCAGATAGTAAGTAATCATATATTTTAAAGACTTGGATACATTGGCCATCCCAAATCTTCACATATTTTTTTCCAAATTTGATCTTGAATATACAGCTTTTCTCGTGAGCGTAATAATGTGAAATATTTTAAATAGTCATGCAAACCCAATATTTGAACCAATTTATGTAAACAAAATGAGTATGATAAGAAATTTTTACGAGATTGCGGACAATGCCTAAGAAAAGGTGCTTGTATTTCTTTAAACATATTGCATAATTTGTCCTCTAATTCGGGACTAAAGTTTGGAGTAGGAACACCATTAATTCGGTTTATTATATAATTAATATGTTCATAATATCTATTTATCTTTAACTTTTTTAAGATTTCTCGCATCTTGATGTATGTTAATTTATTTGTATCTTGTATCTTTTCTTTCTTGATTTCTTGTAGTATTTTCTCAAACACTTCTTCAGGTATATCTGTGCTTTCCTTACCTTGTACCTGTGACAACCATTCGCGGAAATGATTTATACGTTTATAACTAAAATGTGAAGCATCTTTACTTGGCTGCCGTATCATTGGACGATTTTGTTCAACTAATAACAATTCTTGGTATCCACAATCAACACATACCATTGCTCCTTCTTGTTGTACACATGCCAATAATATATCACATTTTGGACAATTTCCTAACGAATTAGTGTCTGTATATTTCAAATGATTTGAATCAATAACTGCCATATATTCATCTACAAGTGATGATTTATCTTTATGATCATTATGTGTTGGATTCGTAGAATTATTAGTTGTATATGATGCATTAGCTGCAATAGCTGTATTCGCTGTTTTTGTTATTTCATTATTATCTGTTGGTGTTTGGTCATCTGTTTTCATCGCAAATGCATCTAAAATTGTTTTTGTTGGTAATGGCGGTTGTTTTTTACGTCCTTTTATAGGTCTGATTGGAGGTGGAATTATTGAAGATATATCGGATACTTCTTGTTTATCCAATAAATCATAATATTGAAATAAGATATTACCTGTTTTTTCATAATAATCAATCTCATCAGTATTTGTATCATTATCAATTATTTCTTTTTCAATATATCGTAATTGATCTCTTAAATCAATTATAGTATTCCATAATGTATTATATTCACTGCATTCTGTGTTTTCATCATGTTTAAATTTTGAGTTTGCTTCATATAATAAATTTAATTGTTCATTTATATTAGATTTTTTATCTTTCAATTCAGATACCTTTTTTTCCCGGAGTGACATTTTTTGTAGCATATTTTGATGCCGTGCATCTAATGTAGACTTTTCTTTAGAATATTCTTGGACAACTATTCGTTTTTTGGTATTCTTTTCTTTAAACATTAATAATAATTACTAATTAATCCTTTTAAGTAGGTTATTTTAGAATGATTAGTATAATATTTTAAAGTGCCGCGCCTTAAGTGCTTGATTAAAATTTGATTCATGGATTTTAGTTTAAAATATATATGACCAAAAATACCGGATACAGAACAAAACAAAAAGATCTCAAAGAAAAGTTGCGCGAATTCGGAGAAATATATTTAGTTACTTGTGTTCCAAATGGAAAGTTATATATCGGACAAACTTTATTATATTACGGAACTCAATTAAGACCTTATGGAACTTATAAGCGATGGGAATGTCATTTATCTGAAGCTAGGACAAATAAACCAACATGTAGATATTTGAATAATGCAATAAATAAATATGGACCTGACGCATTTATTGTAGAAGCAATACTAACATGTAAAATAGATGATATGACAAAATATGAAGATTACTTTATTAATAAATACAATACACTTGTTCCAAATGGATATAATTTACGTGGTGCTGGTCGTTGTGGTAGAGCATCAGATGAAACTAAGAGAAAAATGAGTGAATCTACTGCAGGAATAAAACATCCACAATATGGAAAACCTCGCACAGATGAAGTTAAAAATAAAATAAAACAAACAAATATTAATAATGCAGTTAGAAAAGATAAAGATAATAGTATATTACCGAAATATTTAAAATATGTTAATTGGGCTTCTGAAACAGGGTATCATATTGTTTCACATCCTTTATGTAAACAAAGGAAATTTGTTACCTCAAAAGTTATGTCAGATACACTTCTTAATGCTAAGAAAATAGAAGCATTAGAATTTTTAAATAATTTAAATATACAATTGACTAACCAAAATAATAGTTAATATAAATAAAATATTATTTGTAAAAAGGGGTTATTTATTTTTGCGTTTTTTGATAGAATTCTTGTAAAATTTTTTTCTAACACTATTGTAGAAACAAAAACAATGGGAGGCGGCCTTTTACAACTTGTAGCGTATGGTGCCCAAGATATCTACCTAACTGGTAACCCTCAAATAACCTTCTTCAAAGTTGTGTATCGCAGACATACCAACTTCGCCCTTGAAGCCATTGAAAACGTCTTCAACGGAACTGCACGATTCGGAAATCGCGTAACTTGCCAAATCAGCCGTAACGGCGATCTCATCCACCGCACTTACCTTGCCGTACACCTTCCCACCCTTACTAATAATCTCAGCTGGGTACGCAGCGTTGGTCTCAAGCTCATCCAGGATGTGTGGATTGAAATCGGAGGTCAACAAATTGACAAGCACTACTCTGACTGGATGTACATCTGGAACGAACTTTCTCTCCCAGTAGGAAAGAAATCCGGTTATGATGCCATGGTAGGAAACGGATACGGAAGCACTGATCTTTCCACCAGTGCAACTGTTCCAGGTGCTGGTCTTGGCCCCAACAGTGCTGATGTATGGCTCCATGTTCCTCTTGAATTCTGGTTCTGCCGCAACGTTGGTCTTGCTCTTCCCCTTATTGCCCTCCAATACCATGAAGTAAAGATCAACATTGATTTTGAAACCTTTGCCAACTGCAACATGTCTGGAGCAGCTGCACCATCTGGTATTGATCTCCTTTACGCATCACTCTGGGTAGACTATGTATACCTTGACACTGATGAACGTCGCCGATTTGCTCAGCTCAGTCATGAATACCTCATTGAACAGCTCCAATTCACCGGCGATGAAGTCGTTAACAGTACCTCTGGACGTGTTAAGATGAACTTCAATCACCCAGTCAAGGAACTTGTATGGGTATACCCAATGGACAAGAATAGTGTTGCTCAAGGAGGTTCCAGTAATCACTGGACCAACTATTCCCTTGGAGTTGCTGCAGGAAATGTATCTGGTGTTCAAGGAAGTGTTCCTCTTGTATCTGGTAACATTCAGCTCAATGGCCAAGATCGTTTCTTCGTTCGTTATGCTGATTATTTCAGTCTTGTACAACCTTACCAACACCACGAAAACATCCCCACCCAGACCCCTGGTATTAACGTATACTCTTTTGCCCTCAAGCCTGAAGAGCATCAACCATCTGGCAGTCTCAACTTCTCCCGTATTGATACCGCTTATCTTAACATGACTCTTAACACTGCCGTAACCGGTACCAACTCTGGTCGCTGCAAGATCTTCGCTGTCAACTACAACGTACTTCGCATTATGTCTGGTATGGGTGGCCTTGCTTACTCCAATTAAACATATAAATACTTGTTTAAACAATTATTATTTTTCAAAAATACAACAAATATGTGTTAAAAATTGATAGTGTTTATATATCTGAACTATATATTGATTCAATCGTCAACTATTTACAAATTTATATAAGGATTTTATATTATATAAAACTATTTAAGAATAAGAGTATTATTACACATAACAATAAAATTAATAATTAAATTTTTTTAAGAAAATCACTATTTATAAAATGATTATCTAATAATGTCAGTAACAAATATTTCAGAAGACTTATTAAAATCATATGTAGCATCTTCAAATACATGGAAAGAAATTCTACAAAAATGCGGGTATACAAATTATGGTAATAATAAATATATTAAATTACTTATTGATAAATACGCAATTGATATATCACATTTACATCAACCTACGTCTAATTATCTTAGACCACGATATAAGTTACAAGATATTTTAGTGTGTAATTCTGGATATTAATGTATGGTTACACTTAAACATAGATTAATTAAAGAACTTAAATGGGAACATATATGTAAAATATGTAATTTAAAAGAATGGAATAGTAAACCAATACATTTAGAAATTGACCATATTAATGGAATTCATAATGATAATAGAATAGAAAATTTACAATTTATATGTCCAAATTGTCATGCACAAACTGATACATATAAGGGTAAAAATATTAAAAATAAAGGTGTTAAAATACAATATAAATGTATTGATTGTGCTAATACTGTTTATGATAGTAATTCTAGATGTATCAAATGCAATTCTATTAAAAGACGTGTTGTTGAAAGACCAGAATATAATCAACTAATTGAAGATAGTAAAAGTATGTCACGAGAAAAAATTGCAAATAAATATGGTGTTAGTAGAACGTCAATTATAAGATGGTTTAAATATTATGAAAACCAATTATAATTAGTATATAATTATTTATTTTTAAATATAATAGAGGGCTCGTAGTGAAATAGTTATCACGTGATGCTTATAACGTCTTATTCCGGGGGCAGAACCCGGCGAGCCTACTATTATATATTTTAAATTTTATTTTTTGCATTTAAATTAAAGTTATTAAAACAAAAATTTAAGGAGTGAATTGAGCAATATTGCTTCCATTAAATGATATATTTAATACATTTGCTGATGGAATACTAAATGTAAATCCTCCAAGTGTCAATGTTTGTGCAGTAATATCACTTGCAACAATATTACTAGCAACTGTTAAATTTGTTAATGTTCCAACACTTGTAATATTTGGTTGATTTGGAAATGTTACATAACCTGCACTACCAGCAATAGTTGCGCTTGTTGCAGTATTTGCGTTTCCTGATATATTGCCTACTATACTATTTGTTGCAGTTAAGTTTTCTACAGTAACTGTTCCTAATTTTGTAATTGATAATTGTGTTGATTCTGATAATTTTGCAGCAAGTGTACCATTTACAGTTGTAGTTGAATATAATGTACCAAGACGAATTTTACCAGCATATAATGTTCCAGATACATGTGTATCTCCATTCACAATTATATCACTACCAAATATTGGTATACCATATACTGACATATTGCTAGTTGTGAAATTAGAGGTAGCTGTAATTGTATCAACTTGCACACCTCCAGTAAATTCAGTTTGTGATGCACCAATAGTTAATTTAGATACATTAGAACCAATTGCAATTACATTTGCTAAATTAACAATTGATCCTTGTGCAACACTACTTACTGTTTTTGTTACTGTATCTGCATTTGATGAATTTATTACTTTTGTATTTATTATAAAATCACTTAAACCAGTAACTTTATCTGTTGTAATATTTGTATTTAAAGTGAAGTTGCCTTGTATTGTACCATTAACTATTAAATTACTTGTAGTAAGTGATCCGCCAACTGATGCATTATTAATATTAACTAAATTACTATTTGCATCTATTACTGTTTTCCCTTTTACTTTATATGTAGACCAAGTATTAATATCATTCGCTACATCCATGGCAAATGTTGGTGTTGTAGTACCAACTCCCACATTACCAGATGCGTTTATAATCATACTTTGTACATTGTTATTTTCAAATTCAATTGTATTTGTTTCAGTGGCTTTAACATATGTACTACGTGCTGTATTTATAACACCTCCAAGTGACCCCCAAGTAGCTCCTGGACCATATCCTTCAAAAGTAGTTAACTCTGTATTATAACGTATCATACCATTTGTAGGATTTACTGGCCGTTGCGAATTAGCACCAACTGGTATTGTTAATGCAGGACCATTTACAGTAAGATTTGCATTAAAGTTACCATTACCATTTACAGTAAGATTTGAACCGAAATAACCAGTTCCGTTAACATTAAATGTATAATCTTTAGAAGTAGTATTAATACCAACAATCCCACCTTCATTAATGCGCAATACAGGCACAGACGGACTATGTGACACATCATTAAAATCAGCAATTATTCCTACACCATTACCATTAAGTTGATTAACTGTAAAAGCATTACCTGCACTAGATTGATTATTAATTATTAAATTACTATTTTCTGTTGTTTGTGAATTAATTATTGTTGTTGTACCTAATACATTTAAATTACTTGTAGTAAGAGTTCCTAATATTGTTGTAGTACCTTTTATAACTGTTTGTGTACTACTTAATGTTAATGTTTGTACATTAGAAGCAATATCTACAACATTAATTAAATTTGTTATTGATGCTTGTGCGGTAGGTTGTACAGTTGTTGTGACAGTATCTACAGATCCTAATAGTTGACCTGTTATTACTCCTGTAACAGTTAAATTACTAGTAGTTAATGTTCCACTATTACTTATTGTAGTTGAGTTTACTGTTGCTATATTACTTAAATTACGACTTGAATCAACAATAGTAGTGCCACCCATTTTATATGTACTTGATGCATTAATGTCACCATTTACATCTAAAGTATAAGATGCAGATGATTGGTTTATACCAACACTACTGCTTGTATATAAATTTTGTGTATTTACTGTACCACTATTACTTAATGTAGTTGAGTGAACAGTTGCTAAATTGCTTAAATTGCGACTTGAATCAACTATTGTAGTACCTCCCATTTTGTATGATACAGATGCATTTACGTCACCGCTTACATCTAATGCGTTTTGAGGATTAGACATTTGTATACCAACAAATCCTGTAGTATTAATATTTTTAGTTGCAATTAATCCACTATTACTAGTAGTAGTTGCATTCACAGTTGCTAGGTTGCTTAAATTACGACTTGAATCAACAATTGTTGTTCCACCCATTTTGTATGATACAGTTGCATTTACGTCACCACTTACATCTAATGCATTTTGAGGATTAGACATTTGTATA